TGAAACGTCCGCATACACGAGGCCAAAAACTCCCCTACATGGGGAGCAAAAACCCCGCAAAATCAGCGATTTGGGCCGCTCTGCGGCCTGCGTGTGTCACAGACGTGCATCACAGGCGGGGGGCGGGGGGTCATCCCGCCGCAGGGTCGCGCGCGTTGTATGTCACCTCCCCTACCCAACAAGTAAGCGGAGCAAAAAATGAAAACGTCTAACAGGTACGACAGCCGCCGCGTTGAAATAGTATGTAGGACATGTGGAGAAAAGTTTGTGACGCAGAAAAGTCACGAGAACCGCGCCCGTTATTGCTCCATGCGGTGCAGAAAGACGTCAACAGAAGTGAAAAAGATGAAGACAGCCGTAGCAAATCTCGAAAAGCACAACCTAACCCCTGCGCAATCCGCACAAATACGCGGCCAGATCGCGCGTTTTGTAGGCGATCAGATCACAGTGGCCAACGAAGTCGTAATGAACGGCAAGGAGTGGTCTCCAACGCAGGCTCGCGTCTTTGGAATGCTACTAAACAAGGTCGTCCCAGACCTAAACGCCTCATACGTCCAGCACGAACACCAAGTTAAGAACTTAACCGAGATGTCACGCGAAGAACTCGAAGCAATCGCGTCTGGCATTAACACTATTGAAGGGGAGATTGTAGAAGATGCTGATTAAGAACCGCCAGAAGGACAGCATACCGTCAGAACTTAACCTATCCGAGTTCGGCCACGCCATGTCGCAAGTCGACCTGTCCGCAGTCCCGCCAGAAAAGCGCAAGGCCGCTATCTTTGACCACTTTATGACGGTCATGGCTGGTAGCATTCGCGATCCAGAGACGAAGTTCGAAATTCTGATGTCTCAACGGCTGCGCCGCAAGAATGTCTAGCCCTACCAAGCGCGAGGTCGCTCGATACCTCCTTCGCCTACGCGACGCATCCGACAGTTTCGAGGGTTTTGTCCGCCTGATGTACCCGGACTGGGAACTTGCAGACTTTCAACTTGAACTTATCGACGCCCTAGACAAGCTAGAGCGCGGCACACTTGGCGTAGACAACCTTCTCATCACGATGCCGCCACGCCACGCCAAATCCACCTTTGGCACAGTCCTCTTTCCCTCTTATTACATGGCTAAGAACCCTCAACGCTACACGATGTCCTGTTCTTACAACAGCCAACTGGCCACAGACTTCGGCAGACAAATCCGCTCGGTCGTAGAAGACAAGGCAATCCCGCAAGCCTTCCCTGATTTCCACCTATCCCAAGACAGCCGCGCCGCAGACGTCTGGCGCACAGAAGAGGGCGGCGCATATTTCGCAGTAGGCATTGGCGGCACCACATCTGGCCGTCCTGCCAACCTCCTCCTTGTCGACGACCCCATAAAAGCTCGCGAAGACGCCGAGAGCATGACCCAGCGCAACAAGACGTGGAACTATTACACCTCTGCCCTAGCCACCCGCCTCCAACCAGAAAGCAACGGCACCAAGCCAAAGCAGATCATCATCCTCACGCGCTGGCATCCAGACGACCTTGCTGGCCGCCTCCAGCAAACAGAAGATTGGGCTGAAGGCAGGTGGCACCACATCAACTTCCCTGCCATTAAGCAGGTAAACAGCGGCAAAATCCGTCGCAATCACTTGCCCGAAGACCACCCGAAGTATCTCCCCACCAAAGAGATCAACTCCGTATCCAATGCCAAGCGCACCATTTACGAAACCGAGGAGGCTCCCCTCTGGCCTTCACGCTTTCCGCTTGAAGACCTCAAGCGGCGCGAACGTCTCAACCCGCGCGAGTTTGCATCTCTCTACCAGCAACAGCCATTCATACAGGGCGGTAACTTAATCAAGACAGAGTGGTGGCAGAAGTACCCATCAGACCTTTCCCCAGAAAACTTCTCCACTCTAATCATTGCAGTCGACACGGCCTTCAAGAAAACCGAAACAGCAGACTACTCAGTCGCTGTCGTCGCTGGCATGGACAGGAACGGCGACATTTACATAGTCGACATAATGCGCGGCAAGTACGACTTCCCCGAACTCAAGCAACGCCTGATCCGCCTAAACAACCGCTGGCGCGGTCGCGGTCTACGCGCGATGTACATAGAAGACAAAGCCTCTGGCCAGTCCCTCATCCAAGAACTCAAGCGCGAAAGCGGGATGGCCGTAATCCCCTACAAGGTTGTCCACGACAAGGTCGCACGCGTAAACGCCATCCTTCCAATAATCGAGGGCGGACGCGTCTTTATTCCAGACACATCTGACTGGCTAGACCCATTCATTGACGAGTGCGTAACCTTCCCCGGCGGCAACCACGACGACCAAGTAGACGCCGCCACCATGGCCATCGACATTTTGTCGCGCACCTCGATTAGCCCCGAAGCGTGGTCACTCCACGCAGACGCGAGCCAATCCCTTAACAACCACGACATTTCTGCATTCGGCAAATCTCTCAAAACCCGCGTCGGCCATGCCATTCCAAAATGGACAGGCTGGGGTTTGTAGGGACGACCACTCACTCCAACAAAAGGTATCTTTAGTCCATGAGCGTTAATGGCCCCAAAGCACGTACAACAGCATCAGGTTCCGCCTACCGCAGCGCGGAATACACCGCTGGCCCTAGAGAGGGTATAGTTGTCGATCTCTCTGAGTTCGCCGACCAGCTTGTTGCATATGAAGACATCTCGCACCTTCTCAACGATGAGCAGGAGCGGCGCATAGTCGACTATGTAAAGTCGATGGTCGACATGTCCTATCACAAGATTAGGAAACGCTATGACCATTGGAAAGAAGCTGATCGCGCTCACGATGTATATGTTCGGCCAGACGCGACAGACTTCAGAGAAAAGGCCGTCATTGCCGACACCCGCGCCATTGCGGATACAGTCCTCACATATCTTATGGCCGCACTTTCTGGCCGTAACCCCATGTTCCAGCTTGAAGGTCTCAACCGAAAGTCCCGACAGTCCTCGCTTATATTGGAGCGTGTTTTACATCAGCAGATGCGGCGCACCGCCGGAGAGGCACGTCTGGCACAGCTATTATTGGACAGCATACGCTATGGCTTCGCTCCGACGAAGGTCGTCTGGGACGCCAAGTCCAACCAGAACCAAATAGTCAACTTCGATCCCCGCCGCTGTTTTCCTGATCCCCGCGTAAACTGGGGTGATTGGGAGAACATGCAGTACATTGTTTTCTCCGACTACTCTAGCTTCAACAGCCTTCTCTACTCTGGCATGTACCCGAAGCTAAAGAAGTTCCCTGCCCTGCGTCACAAGGTTTCCCCTCCCAGAAATGCTTGGAACGCACATAAGTGGCATCAGGAAGAAGGGCGGGGTCTTTCTATAGACCCCGCCAGTCCTAATCAGCGCGAGCGCATGGATCACGCTTACTTCACGCTTGGCGACAGCCGTGTAGTAGACGAGGCGTGGGTTCGTCTTTCTGGCCATGAAATTGGCATACCCGCAATCGACCAAATCTTTCTCGTAGTCACAATTCTTGACGAGAACGTAGTCCTGCGCTTCCAACTCAACCCATACGGTCAGCAGTTCCCCACGGTCATTGGTGGTTTATACCAAGATCAGCACAAGACTTACGGCCAATCGCTCTACGACTTGATCCTGCCGATGCACGACATCGCAACATATCTTATGCGCTCTCGCATCGACAACATCAGCGCGGCCCTCAACAACCTTATCTTTGTTGACCCGACCCAAGTGTCAGTCCCAGACCTGATCGACCGCAATCCATGGGGTGTAGTCCGCACCTTGCCCGGCTCCAAACCGGGCGACGGCGTCTTCATCGCTCAAGTCCCAGACGTAACGCGCGGTCACTTCAACGACATTGGCGCAATGTCCGAACTCAAGCAGCGCGTCAGCGCAGCGTCCGACGCCCAGCAGGGCATGCCCACTTCAGACGGCATTCGCACGGCCACAGAAATACAACGTCTAACACAACTTGGCTCCCAGCGTCTTGGCGTCTTGGCTCGTATTATGTCTGCCACAACGATCCGCCCGATGGTCAGAATGATGACGGCCAACATTCAAGACAGCTTATCCATGCAAGGCTCCATAAAGATAGACCAGCAGAACATGCCCAACCAACTCGCAAGCATGGTTGAGGATGGCTACCTAGATTACGACGTCCAGAAGAACCTACAGGGTGACATCGACTATCTTGTTATAGACGGCACGCTCCCTCTCGAGCCGACGCGCAACGCCGAGACGTGGATGAACATGCTTCAGATCATGTCCCAGACTGGCTTGAACATGGAATACAACGCTGGCCAGATTGCAGAAGAGGCGATCCGCGCGATGGGCATTACAGACTTAGACCGCTTCCGCGTTTCCAAGGAGCAGCTACAGCAAGAAGGGCCAAGTCCCAGCCAGCAGATGCAGCTTATGGAGAAGATGCGTGGTGCATCCGTACAACCGCAAGACAATGTCCAGAACGAAGTTCAGAAGGGCAATCTTATACCAATGAGTGAGGCTAAGAGACGATGAGCCAGAAGAAAACCGCCCTAGCTTCAACAATAGATCAGAAGGTCGTTGACTACGTCAACGAAGTTGAGCGCGTACAGCAGCGCGACTTAGACGTTCGCGACGAGCAGCGCACGAGTGAAGTTGACGCCTTAAAATCTCAGATCGAAGAGATGCGCAAACGCATTTCGGAACTTGAAGGTCTAACGAACACAACCGCATTGGACGACAAGTACACCCTAACTAAGGCAAAGTTAGTGCGTCTGATGAAAGACATGGGGTATTATGACTGATGGGTATTACGCGTCCTACAGGTGAACAGTTAAGGTTTCGGAGCGCAACGACAGGCGACCACATTCTTGACACGTATATGGAGAACTCAGAGAAGGGTAGCCGCACGCTCCCTGATTTGATGGACGACTTGTTTGACAGCAGCGGCGTTTTCCGCTCGGCCAACTTTGAGTTCCGCTTTGACGAGACCACAGATAAAATCCAGTTCCGCGCAGGCAACTTCGCCACACCAAACACTGGCTGGACGGACGTCACCACATTCTTCGACATCACTGGCACCTTCAACGCATCAACAACCTACAATAACTTTGACCTCCTGACCCTGACGAACAAGGACGTGTACATCGTCCATGGCCTTTCATCTGGCACCACATTCGCAGACGAAGCGGCAGTTATTGCATCTGCCAACACACAAAAGCTCGTAGACGTATCCGAAGCCAAAGACTGGGCATCCAAGACAGACGGTCAAGTTGTCAGCACGGACTACTCATCTAAAGCCTACGCAGTTGGCGGCACGGGCGTTGACACAACCACTGGCTCCGCAAAAGACTGGGCGATCAAAACTTCTAGCACGGTCGGCAATACTGGCGAATACTCAGCCAAATATTGGGCAACCAGCACATCAGTCACCACAGTTTCGTCTGGCATAGCCAACATCAACACTGTTGCAGCCGCAATCGCGAGCGTAAACACCACTGCTGCGAACATATCTAACGTAAACACGGTCGCTGGTATATCCGCAGACGTCACCACTGTTGCGAACATAGACGGCAACGTCTCTACAGTTGCTGGCATTTCAGCAAACACAACCACAGTTGCTGGCATCGCATCGAACGTCACGACAGTTGCGGGTGTTGCAACAAATGTAACAACAGTTGCTGGCATAGCGTCCAACGTCACGACTGTCGCAAATAACAACACCAACGTCACCACTGTTGCGACCAACGTCGCAGACTTGCAGACTGTTGCAGACGAGATCGACAACAACAACTTGCAGACGGTGGCCAACGACATTAACGCGGTTGTTACAGCAGCAAACGACCTTAACGAAGCCACATCAGAAATTGACACGGTTGCTAACTCAATCGCAAATGTCGACCTTGTTGGCGGCTCGATAGCCAATGTAAACACGGTCGCTACAAACATAGCGAATGTAAACACGACCGCGACCAACATCGCGAACGTCAACACAGTTGCAGGCATCAGCGCGAACGTCACAACCGTGGCAGGCATAAGCGCAGACGTAACCACAGCCGCCACGAACAACGCGAACATTACGACCGTCGCAGGCATTTCATCTAACGTCACAACGGTTGCAGGTATATCAGCCAATGTAACAACTGTCGCGAACATCTCGGCAGACGTCACG